CTGGAAAGCATCATGGGCGACAACTCTGGCCAGACCTACCGCAGCATCTCCGAGCGGAACACAGCATACATCAATAACTGTCTTGGACGCTGGTTTGCGAAATGGACAGAAGAGATTGAGAAAAAGTTGATGCCATACGGCAACCTCGAAGCAGAGTTCAATACCAAGCAATTGATGCAGGGTGACCCCAACAGTCTTGCAGATTACACATCCAAACTGGGCATGGAAGGCATCGCAACCATCAATGAGAGGCGTGCAATGCATGGGCTTGATCCTGTCGAGGACGGCGACAAACTGCCCCACGAGATTGCAATGGATATCACAGAGGCAACAGCCGAAGTGACAAGTGACGAAGAACCGTCAGACGAAGAGAAACCAGAAGAGGAGTCCTCCAATGAGGCTGAATAGCGATACAGAAAAGAATGCCATCGAGATGAGAGGTCCAATCGGGGACTTCGAGGGTGGCATCTCCGCAGATGATTTCCGCGACTGCATGAAAGAACATGCTGGTGCTGATGTGACCATCCACCTCGATTCAGAGGGCGGGAGCGTCACCGATGGGCTGGCAATGTATAACGCAATCATGCAGCACGAGGGCGAGGTCACAGTACATATCGATACCATTGCCGCCAGCATTGCAACCGTGATTGCCTGTGCTGCCGACAAGGTGGTCATCAACTCCAACGCAAAATACATGGTTCACAGATGTTGGACCGTGGCAATGGGAAATTGCAGGGATTTCCGCTCGACGGCTGAGATCATGGAGCTGATGGACCAAGATATTGCCCGAGCCTACTCCGAGCGAACTGGTCGCGGGGAAGATGAGATGGTGGCTCTCATGGACGCAGAAACTTGGATGAGTGCCGAGGATGCACTGTCCCAAGGCTTTGTCGATGAGGTCTACGAGGTTAAGCGACCAGCCAAAAAAGAGCCAAAAGCCCTAGCAATCTCACCATTTGTGGTGTCAGCAAAGGCAAAGGCAACCGCACACCGCATGAAGATGCGTTTAACATAGTTTCTAGCCATTTACAATAAATGCCGTCTTGGCAACATTTCCAAAAACTTTTAATGAGAAAAATATCTATGAAACGCATTAGCGAAATCGCTGCTCGCCTTGAGGCAATCAGCGTTGAAGTTGAAGCACTCAGCGATGTTGCCCTTGACGCGGGTGACGACGCTGGCGAGACGTTGGCTCAGATCGAGAAACTCGATGGTGAGTTCAACGAACTTAAGGCAGAACAGGCCCGCTTGGAGAAGGTTCAGGCTCGTATCGACGAGATTGTTGCTTCTCGTGTCAAACCAGTTGAGACCGTCGAGTCGGTCGAAGCATCTCTTGAACCCTCCCTTGAAACCGAAGATCAACCAGAAATGAAGATCCCCGCAGTTGCTGCTCGTCAGCGTTCCAAATTGTTCGAGTCGCCGCAGGACGCATACCTGTCCGGCATGTTCTTGGCCGCCAAGGCTGGGAACCAAAAAGCCAGCGAGTTCATGGCAGCCCAGTCTGTCGGAACCGACGACAAAGGTGGTTTCACCGTTCCTGACCCACTGTCGAACGCTCTTGTCAACTTGCTTGAAGAGTACGGTGTTGCTCGCCGTGCGTGCCGCCGAATCGTGATGTCGGCCCTGACATGGACGGTGCCAAAGGTTGCTGGCCATGCCACGATCTACTACCCAGCAGAAGCTGCATCTATCACCGACAGCGATGTGACGTTCGAGCAAATCACGCTGACCGCTGGCAAACTTGCTGGTCGCGTCCTGATGAGCACCGAAGTTGTCGAAGATTCGATCATCTCGATGATGGACACCGTTGTTCAGTCTCTTGCATACGGCATCAGCATCGAAGAGGACAAAAACCTCTTCAACGGTGTTGCTGGCGGAATCAATGCCTCCGGCATCAAGGGTGACGCAAATGTTGCTGACACCAATGTCGCAAGCGTTGCTGCTCTTGCCCTGACCGACTTCACCGCATGTGCAGTCAGCGTTGGCAACCCAATTGTTGGTGCCCGCAACGAGTGGTATCTTAACAGCACTCTCTACAACGGTCCTGTCCGCGACCTGTTGAACGCCGCCCCTGGTAACGTTGCTGGCGAATACGCTCTCGGCAGCCGACCAACCCTGCTTGGTGCTCCTGTGAACTTCGTCAACGTTCTCCCCGGTGCATCGGCATCTGGCTCTGGCGACTTGCTTGCCGTCTACGGCGATCTCAGCATGGGTTGCTACTTCGGCGACCGTCGTGCCCTGAACTTCAAGACCCTGAACGAACTGTACGCTGAGACGGACCAAGTTGGTGTTGTCTGCACCGAGCGTATCGATATCAAGGTCGCGAACCCAGAAGTCCTCGCCAAGATCACGTTGACCTAATCATGAAGGTCAAGATCATTAAACCCCACCACTACGGTGTGGTGGGGTCTGTGGTGGAGGTGCGTGAGGGTATTGCTCGCACGCTAGTGTCATTCAAAGTTGCTGAATACTATGTCGAACCCAAACTGGACGCTAAGTCGAACGACAAACCCAAGCGGGCTAGCAGTAAGTCTGGACGAAGCAAAAAGTCATCTTAGGGTTTCTGGCACATCTCAGGACGATCACATCACGCTGTTGATTCAGGCATCAACTGAAAAGTTTGAGCGTGACATCAATCGCTGCATTCTCCAAGCATCTTGGAGACAGTCGATGTATTCCTTCCCAGAAGATGGCCAGCCAATCCAATTGATGATTAAGCCAGCAACGGCTGTGACATCTATCACCTATGTCGATACAGACAAGGCCACCCAAACACTTGATGTTGCTGATTACACGTTCTCTGCCGCGAGGCAGGTAGTGTTCAACGACACTGGTGTCTGGCCAAGCGTAAACGAAGAAACCGTAAGTGACAAAGTGTTTGTCGATTTCACTTGCGGTGTTGCTGACAGTGGGTGTGTGAACCCGCTGATGAAACAGGCAATCCTGCTTGAGACTGGGCGAGTATATTTTGATCCTGCCCAAGAAAACCAAGCAAACAGTGATAACGGCAAAACATACGAGATGATTGTTAGGAAACTTCTAAGCGATAAGTATGTCTAAACTCACTGGTTTTAACCGCAAGCGAATCGGACGCAGAAACTATCAGGCCACCATCGAGTCGCCCCCAACGGCTGTTGATGAGTATGGCCAGCGTTCGTACTCCACTGGACCGTGGACTGTTGTTGTCCATACATGGTGGTGTGAGCTTGTGGACCTTGGCGGTGGGGAAATCCTCGATGGGTTGCAAACAAAGGAAGCGACCCAGAAGGTAGCAATCGGGGATTCCCCAGCCGTTGATGGTGTCGTCACAACAGATTGCAGATGCACTATTGACGGCAAGATCTATGGCATCACTGCCGTGAGAGATGTTGCTGGCGACAATCGATCAATGAGGATTGAGTTGCGGAGTGCAGACTGATGAGTGTACTTGGCAACATCAACAACAAAGCAAGGCGAAACGCTAGGACTGGTAACGCGAATCGAGAGCGTAACCGAGGTGGAGTGTTTGCCCATACACGCCTTGGCGTTGACATGCATCGCCTTGAGCGTGACCTGACGACTCGCCAACTCCGCATGACGATCCAGCGGATGAACACCGCAGTCCGAAAGGAAACTGTCAAGCGAATCAAGAAAGCATCATCTGCTGGGAATATTGGCATGAGCCAGTATGGCAAGATGACTAGGGGCAGGTGGCGAAGCTCCAGTGTCACAAAAGATGGTGTCCCATACCTAGCGAACGGATGGTATGGCGACGTACTCAGAAAAAGGGGTGCCATGAAACCAACGATGGCCATCAATGGTGGCGAGGCATCGCGTGGAGGCTCTGGGCGTGGGGGCAGGCAAGGGATCATCTCTCGCACTGTTTACACCAAGAACGGCCTAAGAGGTATTGTCGGCCCGCGTTACGGCACCGATGCAAAAGATGATTCAAAGTTTGGCTACAACTATGCACATGTCCTAGAGTTTGGCTCGCAGAACCATAAGGCATGGAACCATAAGTCAAGAGGCATCAAGCCTCGCCCATTCCTTGGCCCAGCCGGGAACAACTCGTTCCCCAAGCAAAGACAGATCGTTACAGATGCACTCATAAAGTGGGGCAAAGGAAAGTGAGACCAGTACCACAAATCATTGCGGCAATCAAAGCAGAGACCGCCATCACATCTGTTGTTGGCGACAAAGTGTTTGCCGATTACCCACCGCAGGGAATAGATCACCCATTTGTGATTCTTACTATTCCAAGCGGCACCGCACATGGCACAGTTGATAACTGTGGCGTGCGTGCATACTCAGCAAGAATGGAAATCGATGTTGTCTGTGAGACCCGTGCCAAGACAGAACAGGTCATAGAGAGCGTTGAGGACTTGCTTGATGGGTTTGCATCAACAGACGCAACACATCCCATTCAAGGCATCACTGTTGATGGTGCGTTAGAGTGGGAGTTGCTGACACCAAAAGATGGTTCAGATGAACGCATCTATGTTTGCTCTCAAGATTACGAGATCCATTACAGAAGAATCCTAACAATATAGGAACAAAACAAATGGCAGGACTTACAGGACAGGGCACCACCGTGGCCCTGACAACCGGAGGCAGCGTTGCATGCGTTCGGTCTATCACTCTTCCGACATGGTCGATGGAAGCTATCGACGCATCGTGTCTTTCTGACACGGGGTTCATGAAAAAGATTGCAGCAGACCTCACCGATGGCGGCACCGTTCAAGTGACCGCAGTGTTTGAGGCTGTTGACACTCCATTCGCACCAGATGGCGTTCAAGACACCATCACGGTTACCTTGCCATCGGCAGGTGCAACCGGCGGCATCTTGTCGGGAACCGGATTCATCAGCGAATGCACCCTTCCAAGCGTTGAGATCGGCGGGCTGCTTGAGCAGTCGTTCACGTTTACCTTTGATGGCGAAACCGGCCCAACCTACACCGCCGGAACCGCGTCTTAATAGGAGAACCTCATGGTCACCAAACTTGTTCCGCATGTTGCAGTAAACCTTGTGACAAAGAAGCAAGAAAAATTGAAGCAGTTTCTTGTGTTTGATGGCCATGAAGGCTCAATGGATCTTGTTGGCCTTGTCGGTAAGGGTCCAAAGGACAAACTCATCTTGTTTGTCCAATTGGACCCTGACCGAGAGGCACGAATCCGAGAGCATGTGCAAACCGAAATGTCTCGCCAGACTGAGACAGTAATCAAGTCTGAACTGACAGAAGATCAAATCTACCCACCACAGGATACGTTCGATGAGTTTGACGAAAGCGACCTTACTTAAGAAAGCAGCAGTCTCGAAGCCAGAGGTTCTCGGTGAGTTCTTTGGCGAAACCGTTTATGTCAAGTCGATCAGCGAACTGAAACGCTCGCGTCGATTGGCACAAATGTTTGACATGAAGAAAGAGCGTGTCCGCGAAGATGCGATGCAGCGTGCCCGCGTTCTCTCGATTGTTGACCATGTTTGCGACGAGGATGGCACAGAGTTGTTCAGCGAGAAGGATGTAAACCAGTTGATGGAACTGGATGCACTGAAACTTGGCGAACTTATCTCTGCAATCGAAGAGTGGCAGGAAAGCCACACAAAAAAGCCCAAGGGCAAATAGACAAACTAAAGAAAGAACTCGAGGCGAACTTCCGCCTCGAGGCTGCGTTTGCTGTTTGCCTAGAACTGGGCATCGATGACCCAATACACTGGATGAACAACACATCTCCTGTCTTGCTTGATTGGTGGGTTGCGTTCAAGTCTCTCAAGTATGAAAGAGAGATGGAAGCGTATGAGTCAAGAAATGGCTCAAAGCCAATGACGCCAGATGCGGCAGGCGAATATTTACATAAGATGGTAGGCAATGTCTAAGAACAGAGTTGGTAGTCTTTACTACGAGATCGCACTCAATGCTGGTGCATTTGCACGAGACACTGCAAAGATCAAGAAAGAAAGTTCAGCACTCACGGCTGCATTGCGTAAGCATCAGGACATGATGTCGCCAGAGGATCGCCTGCGAGAGGATAGGAAGGCACAGGCCAAGGCTATCCAGCGTTCCAAAATGACCTACGACAAAAAGAAGGCGTTGCTCAAGTCTCTTTTTGCATGGGAGAAGCGTGAACTAAAGAAACTTGAGGACGAAAGAGAAGCGTCCAGAAGGAGAGACCTTAGCAAGGCGGCAGCAGCAAAGGAGAAACTACGGCAAAGTTCGTTTGGCGGTGGCCT